AATATTGGACAAAAAAAGGGGGAGGTCATTGACTTCCCCTTTTTTGTGTATTATATTTTCACATATAAAACTTTTAATTAAATAAAAAAAAAACAAATGGGCACTTTAGACGCAATTTTAAAACAATACGAACAAGGACAAGTTCAAAGTAACGGACCGAAAAATAATATTAGTAGAGAAGACAGACTTAAAAAATACTTCGCTACTTATCTACCACAAGGAGAAAAAGAAGGTGAACGTAATATCAGAATTCTACCTACTAGTGATGGTAGTTCACCATTTAAGGAGGTGTTTTTCCATGAAATCCAAGTGGACGGTAAGTGGGTAAAATTGATGGACCCAGGAAAGAACGGTGACGGTTCACCAACAGGTGATAGGAGTCCACTAAATGAAGTGGAAGAAGCACTTAAATTAACTGGTAACCAGAAAGACAAAGACATCGCTAGACAATACCGTTCTAAGAAATTTTACATTGTTAAAGTGATTGACCGTGACGCAGAAGATGACGGCGTAAAATTTTGGAGATTTAAATGGAATTATAAAGGTGATGGTGTAATGGATAAGATTATCCCTATCTTTCAAAAAAGAGGAGACATTACAGACGCTAAAGAAGGTAGAGACTTAACTTTAATGTTAAAATCAGTACCACTTCCTAGTGGAAAAGGCAATTATACGGTTGTATCTATGGTTATGGCTGAAGACCCATCCGTATTGGCGGGAGATGAAGCTACAACTAAAGAGTGGTTAGGAAATGTAGAAACATACAAAGATGTTTACGCACAAAGACCTGTAGAATATTTAGAGGCTGTATCTAGAGGGGAAACACCAGTTTGGGATACGGACCTTAAGAAATATGTTTATGGTGATACTGAATCTAGCATTGATATGGGTGGAAACACACCTCAGTCACCTATTAACACTACTACTACAGTAGACCCACAAGCAAACGACTCAGAGTCTGACGATTTACCATTCTAATAGTAAAAACTAATGGCAATTAAGAAAAAAAGTTTTAAAGACATTAAAAGTAAGTTTTCTAAGAAAGCTTCCTTCAAACCAGACAGGTTTTTTGATTTGGGGGATGCGTTCTTAGACGCAACTGGTCTACCAGGTCCAGCTATGGGACACATTAACATGTTTTTAGGGCATACCGATACTGGTAAAACAACTGCTTTAGTTAAAACAGCGGTAGACGCTCAGAAAAAAGGGATTCTACCCGTGTTTATAATTACAGAACAAAAATGGGATTTTGACCACGCTAAATTAATGGGTTTAGATTGTGAAATGGCTGAGAACGGAGAGTGGGACGGGTTTTTTCTATTCAATAATGAGTTTCAATACATAGAACAAATCACCGACTACGTCAATGAGTTATTAGATGCTCAAGAAAGTGGTGAATTGGAATATGATTTAGTGTTATTATGGGACTCAGTAGGTTCTGTCCCGTGTAAAATGACCTTTGACGGTAAAGGTGGTAAACAACATAACGCGAGTGTATTATCAGATAAAATCGGTATGGGAATAAATCAAAGGATTACCGGTTCTAGAAATACGAATTCCACACAATTAAATACACTGGTTACCGTGAACCAACCCTGGGTAGAATTACCGGACAATCCCTTTTCACAACCTAAAATCAAAGCTAAAGGGGGAGAATCACTATGGTTAAATTCAACCATAGTGTTTTTATTTGGTAATCAGAAGAACTCTGGAACCTCTAAGATAACAGCTACTAAAGATAAAAGAAAAGTTAAATTCGCGACACGAACCAAAATATCAATTATGAAAAACCACGTTAACGGTTTGGGGTATGAGGACGGAAAAATACTAGTAAGCCCACACGGATTCCTTAAGGGTAAGGACGCTGGAGAAGAAAAAAAATCAATAGAAGGGTATAAGACTGAAAATTCTGAGTACTGGAAAGACATTATAGGTTCTGATGGAGATTATAACTTAGCAGTTGAAGAAACTGGTGAAATATTTTAAATTAAAAAAAAATGGAAGAAAATATGGTAAAAGTAGAAAAAGGTAACAAAATTAAAGTACATTATACTGGCACTTTAAATGATGGTAATAAATTTGATAGTTCCCACGATAGAGGGCAGACTCTAGATTTTGAAGTCGGTACTGGTCAGATGATAAAAGGATTTGATGAAGGTGTAATAGGTATGGAAGTAGGTGAGACTAAAGACTTACACCTAAAGCCAGAGGACGCTTATGGACTAAGAAAAGAAGAAGCTCAAACAGAAGTTCCTAAGAAGGCACTTCCATCAGACTTTAACCCTAAAATTGGGGAAACAGTTCAGGGTCAAACAATCGATGGAAGGCCGATTTTAGCGAAGGTTAAAGAATTACAAGAAGATAAGGTAATTTTAGATTTGAACCACCCATTAGCAGGTGAAGAACTTAATTTTAATATTGAGTTAATAGAGATAGGAAAGTAGTGTTTAATTTGATAATAAAACAAAATGTTAAAGACATTAGTTGTCGATGGTAATAGTGTATTACAAACAGGATTTCACGGAGTAAAGGATTTTTACCACAATGATAAGCATTTTGGAGCTATTTTCTATTTCCTTAACACTCTTAAGAAAAATTTAGAAAAAGAGCCCTACGATAAAGTAGTTGTCTTCTGGGACGGTAAAAAAAATTACAAATATCGTAGGGATTTATACCCACCATATAAAGTAAAAGATAAAAAAAGACTAGACAAAGACAAAGTTGACGACATGTTTCGTCAAAAAAACAGAATATCACAATACCTAGAAGAGTTTTTTGTCAGACAAGGAGGGTACGGTAGTTGTGAAGCGGACGATTGTATTTCATACTATTGTAAACATTCTCCCCAAGAGAGCAAGACAGTTCTGACAAATGATAAAGACCTATTACAGTTAGTAGACCAGATAACGACAGTCTATCTTACTCATACTGACACCCTAGTCACATATGAAGATAAAATTAAAATAGGTAAACTCCCATTAATGATTCCTCCATGCAACATCCCAACCTTTAAAATTTTATTAGGTGATAGAAGTGACAATATCAAAGGAATTATGTACTTTGGTGAAAAGTCTTTAATTAAACATTTCCCAGAAATAGAAATAGGTAGGGTGTCTATAGAAGAAATATTAAATAAAACTAGGGGCATACTATCCACTGGAAATAAAGATAGAGGATTAAAAAATTTATCGGAAGGTGTTTCGTCGGATGGAAGAAAGGGGGAAGATTTTTTTGAAGTTAATGAAAAAATAATAGATTTGACTAATACATTTTTAACTGAAGAAGCAAAAACCGACATAATAGATTTAATAAATGAACCTTTGGACCCTGAAGGTAGAGAGAAAGAAAATGTAGTACAGATGATGAAAGAAGATGGGTTATTTACTGTACTACCTAAAAAAGATGATAGTTGGACATCTTTTATCCACCCATTAATACAACTAAGAAATAAAGAAATTAACTATTTTAAAATACAAAAAAACTAAAAATGGAAGACAAAAAAATAACAAAGTTTGAGTTCCTGCTAACATTAGATGACCACATTATCTGCCAACGATTTTTTAATGTGAAGGGATACCGACCCAAAAACCTAAAGTCGGTAGATTTATATGAAACCGTGGAATACATGAAAAACCAAGTATCTAGGTCATTAAAAATGAAATCTATGGATTATTTATTATCCATTTATAACCCCTATACTTGTGCTGTTAACCTCTCAGAACAAGACCGTGAAAACGGAACCAAAGAAGAATTCAGTATCCATATAAAATTGAACAATGAGATAGTAATGCATAGGGTTTTTCCAGCTTGGGTCTACCCTGGAAAGGTAAGGTATACGGTAGACATTAGACCCTTTATTTCATCATTTTTAGGGGACTTAAGTGACGTGTTATCGACCGAAAATGTGGAAAGAAAATATTTAGAAACGACTCTTTAATAGTATTTATTAATTACCCAAAAAGATTTAAAATAGATGAAAGAGAGTAAGAGTTTTGGTTACCTAGGGCACACGTTTCAAGTCAAACTTATTAACCAAATAATAACCGACAAAAAATTTGCAAATAACATAATTGAGGTCATAGACCCAAAGTATTTCGACAACCAATATTTTAAATTGATTAGTCAAATGACTAAAGAATATTTTGAGAAATACAGT